GAAGCCAACACCAAAGAATCTAATTTGATTTTCAAATTGGGTGCAAAGCGTGAAGAAACTTTGAAGGATCGTGTATTTAATCAACTATTCAACTAACCACAAAAAATGAAAAATAATCTTATCAAAACCCATTTGAGTGGCCCAACAGTATCGCCAAACACCTACGCGGGTTTATTTGGTAACAAATACATTGCGGCTGCTCTGTTGTCAGGCGAAACCTTGGCAAAAGAACTTATCACATTGCACCCCAATGTGGCTTTCAAAGAAGTTATCCGTAACTACCAAGATTCAATCAGCATCGCCGATGCAACTTGTGATTTCACAGATTCAAGTTCAGTAACATTGGGCGAATATGTGTTGACCACAACCGAAAAGCAAGTGAATTTGCAGTTGTGCAAAAACCAATTGCGTACCACATGGGAATCAGCACAAGCGGGTTTCAGCGCATTTGAGAAACTTCCCGCAACTTTTGAAGAATTCATGTTGGCCCAAACCGCTGCCGAGGTAGCACAAGCAAACGAATTGGGTATTTGGAAATCAAACCTTTGGTATGATTCCGCCATCGTTGCTGGTCAAGATGGTATGGTAGGTTATTTGATTGATAACTCTGCAATCGTACGCCCATTCTCGGGTGCAACAAGTGGATCGAATGTTGTTGCTCGTTTGCAAGAAGCATTGGATTACTCACCCGCTGCATTGTATGGCAAAGAAGGTTACCAATACTATGTTGGCCCCGCCACAATGAAAGCATACCAAGCCGCGTTGTCTGCTGGTAACTACAACTTCCAATTCTATGTTGGTGAAAAGCCAATGAACTTCCAAGGTATCCCCGTTACAATGTGTCCTGGTCTTAACGACTACGATTGCGTATTGGGTATGAAGAGCGATTTGCACTTTGGAACTGGTTTGTTGAGCGACTACAACGAAGTGAAGGTTATCGACATGAGCGATATCGATGGTTCACAGAATGTTCGTGTAATCATGCGTTTCACAGGTGGTATCATTGCTACCAACCCAACTCAACAAGTTGTAATTAATGTAACCTAATTTGAGGTAAAACATAAAATAACGGGGTGGGCCTAACACCCACCCCTTTTTTTTAACCAAATAATATATAAAAAAATGCCAAGTTGTGGAACATTATTAGGAAGATACGAACCATGTAAACAATTCGTTGGTGGTTTGAAAGGTGCGTTTTTCGTACCATTTGAATTTGCAAACGCCATTACAACCGATGGTTCTGGTTTGGTTACCCAAATCAACAATGGTGCAACCCCACCCGTAAAATCAACGGGTTACTTTTGGGAGTTGAAAGGTTTGTCTACATTGGAAACCGCCGTGATTGCTTCGCGTGATAACGGAACATCAGCGTATGAAACAACCTTTACTTTGTCATTCAAACCAAGCGGGAAAACCCCCGTAACGGGTGATTCGGACATGGATCAATTGAAAGTTTTAACCCAGGGAAGATGGCAAATCATCGTTTGGGATAGAAACGACCAATTTTGGTTGATTGGTGCAACCCTTGGTTGTGATGCCAATGGTGGTTCAAGTGCATGGGGCGTACAAATGGGCGATGCTCGTTTGAATACTTTGACTTTTATGTCAAGCGAACCAAACCCCCCAATGGCAGTTGATGCCGATACTTATGCTGAATTGGGTAGCGTTATTACCATTCAAACCGCGGCTTAATTTAGATTGGATTTATAGTTATGTAAGCCCTCACCAATCGGTGGGGGTTTTTCATTTGTAACAAAAACGATTAATGGCGTTTTGTAGGTATGCACATCAACGGAACATCCACCAACATCACATTCACACCATTTGTGGATTTTGAGGGTGTAGCGACTGCAAAAATTGAGGTGTGGCACAAACCCACCAAAACAATGGTACAAGTGACCACGGCGTGTGTAAAGTCCTATTCATTCATCACCATGGCGTTGCCTACATTGACATCAATCAATGCGGTGGCAAAGAACACCGATGAATTGTTGTTTCGGGTTTACAATGGCAATGTATTGATGTGGGAGGTATTGGGATATTGGATTACGGGAACAACAAACATTTACAACACTTGGAAGCAATTTACAACAACCGCCCCAGGTACACCTAATTGGAAAACATTATGAGTTTAGAATTTATACAACTTCAATCATACACCGCACCATCCATCATTGAGCAAAAGAACAAAGATTGGGTGCAATACGGCGATGATAACAATTATTATCAGTATTTGATTGATTTGTACCATTCATCACCAACCAACAACGCTTGTATCAAAGGCACAGTTGACCAAATTTTTGGTAAGGGGTTGGAAGTAACCAAGGCATCACGGGATTTGGCGGGATACATTGAATTCAAAAAGATGTTTTCCAACGATTGCATCCGTGCCATTGCCATGGATTTGAAAATGTTGGGCCAAGCATCGTTCCAATTGGTGAAGTCAAAGGATCGCAAAAAGTATGTACAAGCCAAACACTTTCCACAACAAACCCTTCGCCCCGCAAAGTGCAACGAAAAGGGTGAAATTGAAAAGTATTATTATTGCCCCGATTGGGCGAATTTGAAGCGTGGCCATACGCCAATTGAGTTTAGGGCATTTGGTTACGACCAAAACGCAAACGAATGTATCCTTACAATCAAACCATATTCAACGGGTTCTTTTTACTTCGCACCCGTGGATTACCAAGGAGGTACGCAATATGCCAACTTGGAAGCGGAGATTTCCAATTTCCACATCAACAACATCATGAATGGTTTGGCACCTTCAATGTTGATAAACTTCAACAATGGGCAACCACCCGCAGAGGTAAAAGATACAGTTGAAGCCCAAATCAAACAAAAGTTTGGTGGTTCATCCAATGCAGGTCGGTTTATTATTTCATGGAACGATGGTCAAGATTCCAAAGCGGATATCACACCCGTTCAATTGAGTGATGCCCACAACCAATATCAATTTTTGAGTGGTGAAGCCATGCAAAAAATCATGGTATCGCACCGAGTTGTTTCACCGATGTTGTTAGGTATTAAAGACAATTCGGGATTTGGTAACAATGCCGAGGAAATGAAAACCGCATCAATCTTGTTTGATAATGTTGTGGTACGACCATTCCAACGATTGATTATTGATGCAGTAACCCAGGTATTGAACTTCAATGGGTACAATTTGAATCTTTATTTCAAAACCTTACAACCCCTTGAATTCACCGATTTGAGTGGCAACATCATTGATGATGAAACCCGTGAAGAAGAAACGGGCGTATCATTGTCATCCGAAAAAAAAAAGATTGAATTGGTAAAGCCCAATGCGGGTGAATCCAAAGATGATTTTTTAGGGCGTTGCATTCCGATTGTAGTTCGTGAGGGCAAAGACACCGACCAAGCCACGGCAATTTGTTATTCTTATTTTGAAGGTAAAACGGAATTAGCCAGTTACACTGATTATCCCGATGGGGCGGTGAGCAATGCCAAGAAAGCATTGGAATGGGCTGAAAAGAATGGTTGGGGAGATTGTGGCACACCCGTTGGGAAAGCCCGTGCAAACCAATTGGCAAATCGTGAACCCATTTCCCGTGATACCATTGCAAGGATGGCAGCGTTTCGCAGACATCAAGAAAACAAAGACACCCCATATTCGGAAGGATGTGGCGGGTTGATGTGGGATGCATGGGGCGGTGATGCGGGGATCCGATGGGCTGAAAGCAAATTAAAAGAAATTGATTTGGCCAAGGATATGACCATCGAGGATGAAAATTCGTGGTTGGAACATTTGAAAGGCAAGGGCGAAACAATTAACACGGATGAGTGGGAACTTATTGATGTTACGGAAGTTACCGATGCCGATGAAGAATTAAAATTTAACCTTGCGTATGAAAACCCCAATAAAAAAAGTGATGACGATAAAGGGGTGTACAAAATCCGTTATCGGTACGGCCCTAATTTCGTATCCAACAATTCAAGGCAGTTTTGTACTGCAATGGTTCAAGAATCCAAAGGGGGAGTAATTTATCGCCGTGAAGATATTATTGCCATGGGCGATGCGGGTGTCAACGGACAATTCGCACCACAAGGGGAATCCACTTATTCAATTTGGAAATACAAAGGCGGTGTTAATTGCCACCACCGATGGGAACGATTGACATTCAAACGCAAACAAGTCAAAGGAAAGTTTTTACCAAAACAACCCGATGAAACGGGTGATAATAGAAACTTGGAAAACTACAAAGAGGTTTCAAACAAATCAGCAAACGCGGCGGGTGTACCATTTTCACCAAGCGGGTGGGATACCGCCAAAACAAGGCCCATTGATATGCCAAACAAAGGATCATTAAAGAACAAATAAGATGTACGCAAACGATGATATTCTATTAATCGACAAAGAGTTGATTTTTAAGTATACCCAATTGGGTGGTAATGTGGATGTAGACAAAATCTACCCATTCGTGAAAATCGCCCAAGATATTCAAGTTCAAGAATTGTTGGGAACAAAATTGTATCGCTACATTTTAACCCAGGTGGAAGCGGGTACATTGACGGGCAATTACCAAACTTTGGTTTCACACTATGTACAACCGATGTTGATTCATTATGCCATGGCCGATTTGTTATTGTTTCATGGTTATGAGGTAACCAATGCGGGTATATTGCGTAACTCACCCGAAAACACCACATTGCCCGATAAAAGCGAATTGGATTCATTGGTTCAACGCCAAAGAAACATCGCCGAAACTTATCGCCGTAGGGTTGTGGATTATTTGAGTTACTACCCACAATTATTTTCACAGTATACCGAAAACCAAGAAGCGGGGGAATACCCAAACACGAACCCATCCAACTATGTTTCATGGAATTTGTAAAAAAGACATACAAGCCCAAGGATGAAAAGGTTAAGAAATTGACCAAATACTTCACGGAATTGAAAATCGTGAAACCCGCCAATTGTGATTTGTTTACCAAGGCGACTATCATATTGGTGATGTTGACGGGGTGTTCTGCGCAGTATCATTTGAAACAAGCCATCAAGAAATGCCCAGAGATGGCACAAATAAGTGTGTATGGCATTGATACCATCTTTGTACGCGATTCCGTGACCATTACAGACACTTTCAACACAAAAACGATTGATACCCTCACAATTGAAAAAGATGGCGTAAAAACGATTGTATACCGCAATCACGATGTAATAAGAATTAAGACAGTTGTAAAGGCCGACACCATCCGATTCACCAAGACAATCACATTACCACCACAAATCCAATACAAAGAACGAATCAGTTTGCCCCAAATGGTGGGTGTTGGTTTGGGATTGATATTGGCATTGTTATTTTTGATACTTTTAATTACAAGAAAATGAGCAATTGGAACAACCCCAACAACCCGAACAATACGCAAAACGGATGGAAAACACCATCACGGAGTTCACCACAAGGCGGTGGAACAAGGGCGTGTTTATGCAAAGACAAAAACACCTATTCAAAAAAGTGTTGCGATGGCACATTGTGGGCGCAAGGTGTGGGCAATGTATCGCGTAACCCCTAACAAAAAACATTAAAATCGTTTTATCAATATGAGCATTTCAGCATCAGCATTTTCGGCGGGATACACGGGGTGTACAGTCGTTTCAAATACAAGCGCAAAAACGGGGCAATTCCGTGGTTTTGTGGTAAATTTTGATTGTGTAGTTTCGGCTTGTTTGGATAAGGATGGCAATTCATTGATGACATCGTTGGGATTAACGAGCAACACAATCAACCAAGGTGCATTTATTTGTGTAGCCGATGGCGATTGGATTAGTTCAATCACTTTGGCAAGCGGATCAATTATCCTTTATACAATCTAATTATGTGGGTTGGTATTGGCGTAGGCGTAGGCCGACAGAGATTCGCACAATCATCACCTGATTTTGCAAATCAACAATGGCAACTTATTGTAGAACAATGGCAATCAATTAACGAACTTTGGAATTCATAAAACTATGGGAACTTCTTTAACGGGCTTAACACCCGCAACAACTTACGATGCCTTGATTAAGGTAGGCGATAATGGTGCATTAAGTGCAACGGCAAAAGTATTGAGTGATGGATTAGGCAATGATTCACCACTTGCAATGTCTACAACTTTGGTAGGTATCTCAACAAATGCACCTTCTTACCCTTTGGGAATTGTTGGTGACACGGGACTTGAAGGCAACGAAAACTATTTGTACTTTCACTCAAGTGCAAACGTAGGAAGCAATGCTCGTGCGAGAATCCGTGCCGTTGGCGCTGGTGGAGGTTCGGGCTTTGGAGGTGATTTGCGTATTGATACAAGAGCGCAAAATAACGTATGGAATACTAACGTTCTTACTGTTGCTAACGATGGAAATGTAGGTATAGGAACGACTACGCCTATCTCTAAATTAGAAGTATCTGCAGGAACTACAATTTACCCTATTAACATTACGAGTTCATCGGGTGCTGCTACAACTACGGGTATTTCAATGGGTAGTTTTACAGGTCTTGGAGGTGGTGCAAATGGTTCTGTTTACATCGCTTCTGCACATAACCACGCTGCTACTGCTCAATCTGATATGGTATTTTATACCCATACGGGAAGTGCATTGACCGAAAAAGGTCGTTTCCTTGCAAGTGGTGGCCTAACCTTCAACGGCGATACATCAGCATCAAACGCTTTGGATGATTATGAGGAGGGGACTTGGACTATGGGGGTTGCGTTTGGTGGTGGAACTACGGGTATAACTTATTCAACCAATACGGGAACATATACCAAGATAGGAAGGCAAGTAACGGTTAATGGTTATCTTGAACTTACAAGCAAAGGAAGTTCTGGGGGCGCTGCAACTATTACGGGGTTGCCTTTTACTATTCCTAATTTAAATCAAAATTATTCAGCGGTGAGTTTGTGGTTTAATGCTATTACTTTTGCCAACCAATTTATTGCAAATGGCACTATTAACACTACTACCATATCTTTACAAGAATCAACTATATTGGGTGTAAATAGTACAATAACAGACGCTGACTTTGCTAACAATAGCGGAATAATCGTTAACTTCACCTACTTCGTATAACACAAAAAATAAAAATCATGATAGAAGAAATAATTTACATCAGCGGTTTCAATGTAAACGCTAATGGCTCGATTGAAGTTCGTAAAACTACGGATGTTGTAAAAGATGGCGTTGTTATCGCTTCGTCTTATTGGCGTGGTGTGTTAGCAGTAAACGACCCAACTGCGGATGAGGTATTAGGAGTTGACACTTACTATGCTAACATCGCAACTTACACTTGGAGCATTGCACCCGTTCCAGTTGAAGAACCCGTTTCGGAAGCAACAGAAGAAGCATAATGGAACATTTGCAACAACGACTAGAGCAATTAAAACAGCAAGAAGCCTCTTTGTTGATGCAACTTGATGAAATCAAGGTTCTTATCAATGCGTATGAAAATACATTGAAGGAAAAGGAATAATGGCTACGCCCAAGAATGCTTTGCCCGTCAATTTTGACCAATTTCGTAAGAACCCAGTTGCTGCCGTTGCTTTTTGTATGCTGTTGGCTGTGGGGTATCTTTATATTGATTTGCGTTCGGGGTACAAAGAACAAATTGAAAAGGCCAATGCAAAGATTGAGGCGTTGGATATCAAGATTGACAAATTGAGTTACGCCCTTAAAAAGTCGGATTCGTGTTTGGCAAGTGCCATGACCGAGATCCGTATAATGCAAACGATGAAAAAACTATGAAAAACGCATTGATTGTTTTCACGGCCCTATTCATTACGGGATATTTGTTCACAAGCGTAAACGCAAAACAAAGCCCTACAATTGACGAAATTGATGCGTTGCTAACCAAGGTATCAAAAAACATTGAAAGTGCGGGAGAATGCACGAAAATGGCTCAAACGATGAATG